TGGTAAGGCTTTGGCTGGTTACGCTGATAATGGCCTCGTTTACGCAACTGCTACCGCTGGCAGCATTGATGATGCTGTTGTCGCTGGTGACCGTGTAAAGCTGGCTAAAGGCGCATCTGCCGTTGGTACACCATCTTCAGGTTTAGCTGAATTTGAAATGCAACGTTCATTTATGGATGACGCAACAGCGGCTTAATTAAATCGGGGCTGGCTTAATTGTCAGCCCCTTTTTACTAAATAAGGAAAACAAATGGTTGATATGCTTCCAGAAGAAAAACATGGTTTTTATGTTGAATTTGAATTACGGGCAGAAGAAGACCGCAATGAATCAATGAAAACGGGCTATCCTGTTTTTCACGATATAGAAATTGCAATCATTACAATGCCAGGCGGCAATCTTGTTGTTGATAAGGTTGTGTCTGATGAATTATTAAATGAGTGGAAGCGCGGTATACCTGGACGCAAGCCACCATCTCCCTTTGCCACATCCGCATATGAGGCATGGAAAGAAGGGCGTGAAGCCCCCGTAAATGGAATTGATTTAAAAAACTGGCCTGGAGTTACCCCAGCGCAATTAAAAATGTGCCAAGGCTGCAACATTCGCACCGTTGAAGATTTAGCAGAATCAAACGCTGATTCTATTCGCAAAATGGGCATGGGCGGCGTTGCTTTAAAAGATAAGGCTATATCTTATTTGAAGTCTGCGGGTTTAAACAAAAACAGTGAAGAAGTGAGCGCTTTAAAAGTTGAGATGGAATCTTTGCGTGAAGCTGTCACAAAAAGAGATTTGCAGATTGAGAAGTTAATGGAACAGTTGACTGAGCCAGAAGATGAACCAAAGCGCAGAAAGAAAGCAGCGTAATGGACACGCATTTTTTTGAACGGGATGGCATTGATTTTATATCAATCAAGATTGATGCAAGTACTGCCGTTGATCTTATTGCAACGGAAGACCACAAAGTTAAATACAAAACCGAATGGATAGCGTACAATGCAGTCGTAAGAGCGCACAATGCTGATGGTACGTTTAAGGCAGACGATCCTGCAACGCCTGAAAATGAAGCGTTTGTTAAAGTTAAGAAGAAACCCGCTAAAAAGAAGGCGAAATAGTTATGACATTGCTGACGATGGTAAACGGCGCACAAGACACAATTGGTCTTACACGATCATCTGTCGTTGTTTCGTCATCTGACGGCAATACAAGGACGCTGTTAGCTTTGGCTCAAACGGAAGGGCGAGAATTAATTGAACGCTATTCTTGGCCTCAAACACAGCTAGAAGCTACTCACACAACGTTAGGCGCTGAACTTCAAGGCGTAATGGCGACACTTGCGCCAGGCTTTGGTTACATTATTAATCAGACGTTTTGGAATCGCACACTAACGCAACCTGTTACTGGCCCATTATCGCCACAAGAATGGCAGCTTCAGAAAGCCCGTGTAACGACAGGCCCATACTCTAGCTACAGGTTACAAGGCGGGAAGCTTTACGCTTATCCAGCGCCCCCTGCGGGCAACACATGGGTGTTTGAATACCAGACTGTAAACTTCTGTGAATCTAGCAGCGGTACGGATCAACCTGCATGGTTAGCTGACACTGATGTTGGTTTGCTAGATGAAAACTTAATGCAAATGGGCATTGTCTGGCGTTTTAAGAAAAAGAACGGCTTGGATTACTCAGAAGATTTCCGCGTTTATGAGCAGAAACTTGCCAATGAAACTGCAAGAGTTGGCGGCAAAAAGGTATTAGATATGGCTGGCGGCAATCAATCTAATACAGGAATTTATGTGCCTGAAGGTTCTTGGAGTTAATTAAGTGGAAAGTATGCAAGAAGCCTTAAATAACAATTACCAAGGCATGACACACACAGGCCGAAAGCCTCAAGGCTTGCAATTTGCTCAAGACATTAAGAAAACCATAGATAATGCTCCTAACGCTATTCTTAAATGGGTGCAAAACAATCCTATAGAAGCTGGATTAACAGCGGTATCTACCGTCACTCCCTATCCGTTTGATGCAATTCCAGCAATCGGTGCAGAAGCAGCACACTATTATAATAATCCTGACAATCTAACGCCAGGCAATCTTAGCATTTCTGGGGCTTCTGTCTTAGCTCCCGCAATTCCTGGCATGGCTGTGTTAGGCGCTTTAAAGAAATCAGGCAAGAGCATGGCAGACGCTCTTAACCCAGATAGAGCAGCAGATATAATAAATGATGGGAAAAAATACCTGTCTAATGCGGAACAGAAAGCTATAACAGCGGCTGAAAATAGAACTTTTGGAATACCTGATAGACAAAATTTAATTGATCAAGCTAACGAAACAGGTAACATGATAGCTCCCCCTTGGGGCGCTAAAGGGCCAAAAATATCTTTAGGCAAAATGTTTTCTATGGAAGATGCTTTAAAAATAGATGCACCGCCTTCAGGAATGTACCAAAAACGAAATGTTATTACTCCAGAAGATATTCCTATTGGTTCAAATTTAACTAACTTATCTGGTGATCAATCTGGAATTGGTGTTTTAAAAAACAGTTTGTCTGGAACATCTAAGGTAGATTTAGACGGTGGGTTTGGTTACCCACAACGTGTTGGTGATGATATTTGGAATAGTCATGGCCCTGTGGTTAATCAGATTCAATCAATTGCTGACGCAACACCTGATAAAAAAACATTTGCATTAACCACAGACATGACACCTATAGCTTTGCATTTTAATGATATGGTAAACAAAAGATTTTTTGAGTTGTTTGACAAAAAAGCAATTTCTAACGCTGACGATATTAATGAAACAATTGCAAAAACATTTAAATCTTCAAAAAATCCAGACGGAGTAACAGGATTTCCTGGTATAACATCACCTAAATTTAAAAAATGGATGAACAAACTAAACGGAACAAACAGGTCTACCGTTTTTCTTGCTTTAGATAAAGGTGGAATGCAGAAATTAGGTGTACCTGATTTGGGTGAAATAAAACATTCTATTAGCTCTCCAGATAGCCGTTACCGCCAATCAAGCCTTGACCCGCTTGTTGGGTACAATGCCGCAGAGATAATTCCTGGAAACGTAGGTATACCAAATGAATTGTTAGACATTCCACATGGAACATATCCTATGGGAATGAAGGGTAATTACCCAGGCGGTTTTGATGTAAAGTTGCCACGCAGTGTCGTATATCCACAATGGGCTGAAAAAGTTGCGGAACGTGGCCTTGCCCCTGCACAAGTGCAAGGGTCATTTAGACAAAATAAAATTATACAACCAGTAACACAACAATGGCAAGATAAGGCTATGGCTGCCCGTGAAAGGGTTCTAAAGAATAAATGAAGAAACTATCATCATCAACCATAGATATTTCTGTCGGCGTAACACCAAAATCTGCACAGATGTTTTTCTGTGCTTTTATTAGTTCTGTTTGCACTTTTATTGGCAAATCGTGGAAAAATATTTCTTCATCCACAATGTCTGGAAAACAAGCAACTTGGGCTACAAAAAATGCAGATTCTATCGCGTTAAACGCAGATTGTTTTTTGTTCATAATATTACCCCCTTTAGGAACTAAACATTGTAACATTAATATAATAAAAAAGAAAGTATTTGTGTGATGCTCCAGCCACTAGCAGATAACTCAAGAAAGTCACCAGTATCCAATTCGTCAAGCACCCCTGCTCCTGTTAGGGGATGGAACGCTAAAGATTCGCTTGCTGACATGGAAGAAGATTGGGCTATCACGCTGGAAAATATGTTTCCTAATTTAACTGACGTTGAATTAAGAGGCGGATATGCGTCACATTCAACGGGCAACGGAACGGGTGCAGTTGAAACTTTAGTTGAGTATTCTGGCCCAGCAACGAAAAAGCTATTAGCTTGCGCTGGCGGTGTTATATATGACGCATCTGCGGCGGGTGGATCAACGTCTATTGCTACGGGCAAATCAAACGCACGTTGGCAGACTGTTATGTTTGGAACGGCTGGCGGTAATTTTCTTTATATGGTCAACGGTGAAGATGCGCCTATTTATTACAACGGTTCTTCTTTTACTACACCAACACTAAGCGGAGTAACGGCTACAAATATAGTTGATATAATTGCCCATCAACGTCGATTATTCTTTGCTTTTAATGATAGTTTAATTGTTGGTTATCTGCCTGTTAATAACTTAGCTGGAACAGTATCAACTTTTGATCTTGGCGGGTTATGCAAGAAAGGCGGCAAGATCCAAGCCCTTGCAAGCTGGACAAGAGATGGTGGTTCTGGCCCTGATGATATATTTGTTGCCATTACTTCTGAAGGCGAAGTTATATTGTATTCGGGCAATGACCCTGGGACTGCAAACTCTTGGCTTTTGGTCGGTGCATCGTTCAGCATTGGTAAGCCTATTGGTCGCAGATGCGTTGAGGTTGTTGGCACTGAGGTTATGGTCACAACTCAGGACGGTGCGATTCCGTTATCAACTATGCTGCCGATTGATAGAGTTGGCGCGGCTGGTAAGGCATTGTCTGACAACATACAAAACGCATTTATTGCTTCAGCTAGAAGCTTTGGAACCGTGTTTGGGTGGCAATCAATACACTACCCGCAGGGATCTTATGCGCTGTTTAATGTTCCAGTTAGCATATCTGAATCATATCAGTATGTAGTCAACACGCAGACAGGCGCATGGTGCAAGTTTACAGGGCAAAATGCGGCTTGCTGGGCGCTGTTTAACGGTGATCTATACTTTGGTGCTACAACAGGCGGTGTGGTCTACAAGGCCGATACAGGAACATCTGACAACACTGCAAATATTGAATTTACAATTAAACCAGCTTTTAACTATTTTGGTCGGCGCGGAGTAAATAAGCTTTATAATTTGTGCCGCCCACACTTCACATCAAATGGCGCTCCAAATGTTGCAATTGATTTAAATATTGATTTTTCTGATGTTGCACCGACAAGCATACCGTCAGCAACGTCACTTAATGCTGCCTTGTGGGACGTTTCAAAATGGGATGAAGCAAATTGGTCAAATGAAATAGTTATTGCAGATTGGTTGACCGTTTACGGAATTGGTGATTGTGCAACGCCAACAATTCGTGGTGCGGAGAATGCCTTATCTATTAAGTTTTCTGCATACGATATGATTTGGCAAACAGGAAACGCATTGTAATGATTGTAAGATTTTTGTTTATTATTGTTGCCATTGCTGCTTTTAGCTCAACGGCACAGGCAGACCTAACAACGTGCCAAGGAAAGTATGCACTTTGCGCTGCATCGACTTGTCAGCCAACAGGCAGAACTATTGCCACCAATAACGGCAACACATACCCAGAAGTCGTATGCAAATGCCCAATTATAGACGGTAAAGCTATTGCAGACACTACTATGGGAAATATGCAAGGTTCATGTGATCCAATAGACGATAATCACGTATGGAGCTTATTTGCTCCAAAGAGATACTACCCACAAGAGGCAAGCAACTTCAGCAAACGACCAGAAAAGATGCAAGCTGTTGTACAAAAATGCGATGCAAGTTTAAATCAAGGGTTTAATGCTAGTAATTGTTTCAGCTTTAATTGCAAGATTGGCCCTGACAACATTGCAATTTGTCGTTGCCCAATGGGACAAGTTCCAGCAAACACAACATTCTTAACAGAGGCAGGGCAAGGCAACCCAGAAGCTTGTTACCAGCATCCAGTTAGCTTGCCTGTTCAAAAGTAATGACGCAACTTATCTTTGATCGTGACGAAGAATTAGCACAATGGGCTGAACTTAATTACCCAGATGCAGCCCCTTTATGCAGACCGTTATCGGCAATTGGAATGGCTGACAAAGCTGGAAACATTATTGGCGTTGCAATTTATCATAATTACCGCCATAATGATATTGAAATAACTTTTGTTACTTCGACCCGCCGTTGGGCCACGAAGGGAACAGTCAGGGCATTATTGCACTACCCCTTTGAACAACTTGGCGTACAGCGAATGACCGCAATTACAAACAAATCAAACAAGAAGGCGAGAAAGCTGCTTAGTGGGCTTGGTTTTTTGTTGGAAGGCACACATCCATATGCGGCAAAAGGTAAGACTGCTTGCACGTATGGTTTATACTTAGACAATGCAAAGAGGTGGTTAAATGGGTAAATCTACCCCGTCCGCACCAGCGGCTCCTGATCCAGCGGCAACAGCGGCAGCGCAAGGTGCGGCAAACAAAGAAACGGCAATTGCTCAATCTCGTTTAAATCAGGTTGATGAATACACGCCTTATGGCAGCAGTGTATATTCAGAAACAGGAAGCCCCGTTGATGGAATACAAAGATTCAGGCGTGATACGACTTTAGACCCAGCGCAGCAAGCTATTGTCGATCAGCAAACTGGAATATCAGGCCAGCTTAATGCGTTAGCGGGCGATCAAATATCAAGGGTTGGCAGCAATTTAGCAGATCCATATTCGTATGAAGGAATGCCAGGCGCACCTAGTGCTGATGCAGCGGCTAGACAACAGACTATTGATTCTATGTTTAGTCAGTTTCAATCGCGTTTAGACCCACAATTTGCAGACGCTCAAACAGCTTTAGAAACTCAACTAGCTAATCAAGGCATTGGCGTTGGGTCTGACGCTTTTACGAAAGCAATGGAAAGTCAAAACCGTTCTAAAAACGATGCATATCAGTCAGCAATGAATGCCGCTATTACGGGCGGCGGATCGGAACAATCTAGGTTATTTGGTTTGCAAGGCAGTGCTAGAGAGCGGGCAATTCAAGAATATGAGCGCACCAGAAACGCGCCATTGAACGAAGTTGCTGCGTTAATGTCAGGCACACAAATCAACAACCCAACATTCTCAGCTATTCCACAAACTGGAATCAGCCCAACAGATATTGCTGGCCCAATCAACACAGCGTACCAAGGCAGTATGAATAATTACAATCAACAAATAGGCGCAAATAATGCCGCAATGGGCGGGTTGTTTGGTTTAGGCGGCGCTGTTGGTGGTGGTTTAGCTGGTAATACTTCTTTGTTTTCAGACCGTAGAGTTAAAAAGAACATTAAAAAAGTTGGCAAATTAGATAACGGACTTGATGTTTACTCATACCAATATAAATGGGGTGGCCCACAACAAATTGGCCTTATGGCGCAAGACGTTGAAAAAGTTAATCCAAAAGCTGTGCAAGAATTTAACGGTATTAAGGCAGTTAATTATTCGGAGGCTGTTCTGTAATGGCAAGTCGCAACGTACAATTTTATGGCAGCATGAATAAAGCACTTGGTGGCGATCCTATACAGCGTGACTATGCACAAGATCCAAGGCGTTTAATGGCTCAACAGCTAATGCAACAAGGATCAAGCACTGCACCTGTTCAATCGCCATTAGAAGGGCTTACAAGGGCATTGTCGGGCGTTGCAGGCGGTTATTTTGGCGGTCAAGCACAACGTGATATGCAAGAGCGTGAACAAGCGTTAAGCAGTGATATATCCACGGCTATGGAAGCTGCAACACCGAGAGTTGTTCCTGCAACCCCTGCCACATACAGCCAATCTGGTATCGGAGACTTTGAGCCAAGCACACCTGAAACTAAAACAAAAGGTGGTTTTGCTGGTATTGTTGATGCGTTAAGGCCAATGGACAATCCTGATCTATCTAACTTTAGGCAACAAGCTTTAATGGGCGAAATGCAACAACGCCAAGCGGCAGAGCAAGCGGCATTGGCTAGAGTGCAAAAAAGAGAAGATTTAGAAAATGAGTTAAAATTAAAACAAAAATACCCATCAAGTGCAACTGGCAGACCAACATCGACAATACAAGATTCAAGAGAGTTAACAATACTTCAAGACAATGTAACAAACGCAACTACGGCAGCAGGAAAAGCAGATGCTAAAAGAAAACTTAATAACTTCATTGAAATTAAAGCTTCAGATTTAAAATATATAGAAGCAAGGGAAAAAGCAAAACTTCAACCAAAAATTGAAGCGGCTCCTTTAATTGCTGGCGCAACAGAACAAGGAAAACAATCTGTAATAGCATCAGGAAAAGCGTTTGAAACACTTGCTAAAGTAGGTCAAAGCATAGCAAACATTGATGATGCAATTTTGCAAATTGATAATGGCGCAAACACTGGGCCTATAATTTCTATGCTGCCTAGCTTTACCGCTGCATCTGTAAATTTAGATAACGTGCAAAGACGAATGGGTTTAGACGTTATTGGAAATGTAACATTTGGGGCATTGTCTAAAGGTGAACTTGATTTAGCGTTAGCAACGGCACTGCCAACAAAACTTGATCCTGTGTCCTTAAAAAATTGGCTAACAACAAAGAAATTAGCACAACAAAAATTAGCTAGGTATGTAAGCAAAGCAGCAATTTATTTGGGTACACCAGGCAATACGGTAGCTAGTTGGGCTAAATTGCAGAAAGGAAATACAGGGCAAGGCGGCACACCAAAAAGAATAAAGCTTGATGCTCAAGGAAATATAATACCATGACACAAGAAGTAGAACTTGCAGACGGAACAATATTAGAATTTCCAGACGGAACCAGCCCCGCTGTTATACAACAAGCGGCAAAAAAAATTATTGCCCAAAGCGCTGAACAACCAGAAAGACGCCCTGAACAACCGCTAGGCACTACCCAACAGCCTGAACTTTGGGGCGGTGGTAGTCAGTTTTCAAGCGGTGTTTTGCAAGGTTTAGGCGACGAATTAAAAGCTGGCGTTGCCGCTGCTAAAGAATCATTTTCTGGTGGACTTCCTTTTGGTGAGGCATACGACCAAGCCTTGCCACAATATCAAAGATCAAGAGAACTTTACAAAAAAGAAAACCCAATACTAGCTCCAACACTTGATATTGCTGGACAAACAGCGCCTTGGCTTGCTGGCGCTAGGTTTATGCCAACCCCTGCCCCTGGATCTTCTATGATTCAAAAAATGACGCAAGGAGCAAAGATTGGAGCGCCTCTTGGCGCGTTGTCTGGTTTTACAAATGCAGAAGGCGATGTAGTTGACAGAACAATAGGCGGTGGAACAGGTCTTGTTGGCGGAGCGGTTATTGGAGCAGCCACGCCCCCTGTTGTTGAAGGATTAATTGCAACTATTAAATTTGGAATTAATCAGCTTGTTTCTCGACTGCCCTATCAACAGCAATCACTGGCTGCTCGCAAAATTGCAGAAGCTATGGAGCGCGATGGAGTAAGTCCAGAACAGGCCGCAGCTAAAATGGAAGAAATGGGTTCAGAGGCTGCATTGCTAGACCTTGGCCCGAATACACGCGCCCTTGCTGGATCAGCCCAACAAACTCCAGGCGAAGGAAAAACAAAAATAACTGACTTCTTAATCAACAGGCAAGAAGGCGTAAGAGACGCTGACAAAGTTATTCAAGGCGGTCAGGTAAATAGAGTTGCAGGGCAGATTGATGATCTTGTCCCAGAAAAGTATGTTGATACTGAGGCCGGTATAACTGCCGCAAGAAAGGGTTTTGGAAAGGACTACAACGCAGCACGGGACGGTGGCGACCTTGTAGACGTTATGCCTTTAATAAAAAGCCTTGATGACGAAATTGCCAATTCTAAAGGCGGCATTCAGTCAAGCTTGCAAAAAGTGAAAGACTTGCTTGTAGACCAAAACGGAAACCCAGAAATAACGATTGAAACTCTACATCAGTCAAAGATGGCTATTGATGAATTAATGTCTGGTGAGGCCCGCACATCTATGGGCAGCGTTTCAAAGGGCCGTGTGAAGGATTACACGAATAGGCTTATTGAGGCGATAGAAAGCAGCGGCGAATCGGGCGCGGCATACCAAGCCGGTAGAGTTGGCACCCGTGGCGAATGGATGAAGCAAGAGGCACTTGAAAGCGGTGCTAAGTTTATGAGTAAATCAGAATTTATAAATCCTAGTGAATTAGCTGCTTCATTAGCTAAAATGTCGCCAGAAGAATTGCATACTTTCAGAATTGGCGCGGTGCAGGCGCTTAAAAATAAAGTTGGCGACCTGACGCGCAGAGCGGACGCAACTAAGAAAATAATGGACATTACAGGGCTTGAAGACAAAATAAGAATGGCTTTTGGCGACAATGAGATGTTTAAGAAATACATAACTGGCCTTGAAACAGAAAAAGAAATGTTCAAAGGCTATTCTATGATGGGTGGCTCACAAACGGCAGAACGTGAAGCGGCTAAAGCAGACGCTGTAATTGACCCGTCAAGAGTTATTCGTGGTTTAATCAGAATGAAGTCACCTAATCCTTTAGATACAGTTGGCGGCATGGTGGACATTCTTGGTGGTAGTAAAGATCGGCTACTAATGTCTGAAAAACTGTCAAAAGGATTGGGCGAAGGATTAACTGGGCAAGACTTGGCTTCTATACAAAAAGCTTATCGCGCTGGTGAAATTACAAACAGAATTAAAAACAGAATGATAAAAGCATTAACAATAACGGGCGCAACAGGCGGTCAAGAAACAATGCAAAAAGCTTTAGGAGCAAGATAAAATGGCACGTAACGGATCAGGGTCTTACACAAACCCATACCCCAATTTCGTTGCAGGAACTGTAATTTCCAGCGACCAAGTTGACGCAAACAACAGCGCAATAGCAACGGCGTTGACGCAATCAATTGCGGTTGACGGACAAAGCACTGTTACGGGCAACATCCCAATGTCGAGCAAAAAGTTTACGGGTCTAACTGTTGGAAGCGCATCGACGGACAGCGCAACTTTAGGACAAGTTCAAGCCAGTGCATATGTATTTTGCGGTACAATGGGCGGGGCTGCGGATGCTGGCACTTTAGCCCCTACACCCGCCATAACAGCATATGCGGCTGGACAGCGGTTTTTCTGGAAGGCATCAACTAGCTCTAATACAGGCGCCATGACGGTTGCTATTAGCGGGCTGTCTACAATTGCAATGCAAAGCGACAGAGCGGCATTAGCGGCGGGCGATCATGTCGCGTCAGATATTTACATGGGTATCCTAGATACCACTTCAACCATGCAGATTATGAAGATTGCAGACGCACCAGCGGCAAGTGCTACCGTTGCTGGATTAATTGAGATTGCAACTGATGCGGAGACTTTGACGGGTACTGATGCCACACGCGCTGTAAGTCCAGCGGGATTAACTTCTGTATACTCAACAATTAGAAGCATACCGCAAAACAGCAAATCAGCGGCTTATACGTTAGTTTTAGCTGACGCTGGTAAGCACATATACCATCCAGGCGCTGACACTACCGCCCGCATCTGGACGATCCCTGCTAACGCTTCTGTGGCGTATCCGATAGGCACTGCCATAACATTTGTAAATGATACGAGTGGTGGCGTTATAACTATTGCAATAACGTCTGACGTTCTTGTTTTATCACCAGATGGCACAACAGGGTCACGTTCATTAGCAGCCAACGGAATCGCAACTTGCATAAAGATGACGGCAACAAGATGGATGATTAGCGGATCGGGATTGACCTAATGAGTATGCAGCAGATAATGTTTGCCAGTTTAGCATCTGGCGGCGATTTTGTTATAAATGGCAGTGGATTATTTGATGGTAGCAGTGGTCAGTTAGCACGAACCCCTAGTAGTGCAGGAAACCAAGACAAGTTCACAGTTGAGTTTATATTTAAACTATCCCTTGGGCTGACAAACCCAATCCTTTTAGGCGTGAACCCCACATCAAGCCAAGCTGATACTAATTCGTTTACTATTCAGCTTATTGGGTCAGGCACAACAGGTTACAATGTTCGTGTCGTAGGATGGGGGACAACGTGGTTGGAAACAACACAAGAACTGCGTGACCCTGCTGCCTATCAGTCACTTATTGTGGCTTGTGACAGCACTAATTCTACGGCAGCAAATCGTGTTCGTATGTATCTAAACGGTACAGAAGTTACGGACTTCGCAACACGCAATAACCCCACACAGAACCAAAACTTCGGGATGAATGGAACTGTGCCACATGAGATAGGGAGTTACGCTGGAGGATCAGCGTTTATCAATGATTATGTGGCTAGAGTAGTAAGTATAGACGGATTACAACTAGCCCCAACATCATTCGGTGAAACTACAGACGATGGATTCTGGAGTATTTCGGATGTAAGTGAATTAGACTTTACAGGCACAAATTCTTTCTTAATTGAAGGCGGTGCTAATGTAGCGGCTGGTTATGATAGTGTATTAGTAGCAACAGCCGATAGACCGACAACAACAGTAAGTGCAAGTTCTTCCCAATACACAGGTGCGACAGGGACGGCTACTTTCTTAGCTGATGATTTAACTGTAGCTAGTAACAGTAGTGTTAGAGTTAATGATACTTTTACTGGAGACTTCTCTATATCTTTCGATGGCTATAATGGAGGTACCGGTATTGGTCGAACATTATTATACCCCAGTTCAGAAGACGGCACGTATAACAGTGCTGTTCAACCTGGAGCTAACTACGGAAGCTTCTCTGGTAATCAGTTCCTAATAGATCACAACGACGGTTCTTATTATTCTAATGGAGCATCTTTAACAGCAAGTCTTGGGGCAACTTATGGAGTCAGGGTAACAGTAACACGTAAGGGGTCTGTTCTTAGTATTTATTATGATGGAGCATTTAAAGCGGTATTTGCTAATGGCTACTCAGGAACACTGCGTCTTGTACACGGTGGGGCGAATGCCACGGCAACTATTAATACGGTCAACTGGACAGATTGGTCTGCAACAGGTTTACCAAACGACTTCACCAAGACAGGCACAATAACCGCCACCAACGATTCTCCGACGAATGGTGGTGATGACAATGAATATGGTAATTATGCTACGTTTAACCCCTTAATACCTGACACTAATGCAGGAACACCTGTTTACACGGATGGTAATCGACATTTTGCAAACGCGAGTGGAACTGGTTATTGTGGGGCTTCTACTTTAGCTATTAATTCAGGTAAGTTTTATGTTGAAATAAAGCCTAACACATTTGTGAACGATGAAGAGATTATTGGTTTTGCATTAGCCTCAAGTAATGTTTGGGGGTCAACGGCTCAACTAGGAAATGCATCAGGCCAAGGTGCGGGACTTCATACTTTGTCAACTTCTGACACTAAGCTAAAGATAGACGGTGGCTCATTAACCACAGTTGATACAAAGATGTTATCCCCTGATCGAACAATTATAGCCATCGACAGTGAAGCGGGTAAAGGCTGGTTAGGTTTTTATGATAACAGTGGCTCAGTGTCTAGGTGGGTTGACACTTCTGGCACTACAAGAACAACAGATCAACCAGCAGCAGGGACTAACGCAACTTGGACTTTCACAGCTAATGAAGCGGTGTTGGTTGGTTCAAGTTTATATGGCGATGGTAACACAGACATATACGCAGACAGTGGTGATTGGTTAGGAACTCCACCTTCTGGTTTTGTTTCTATGGGAACCCAAAACCTACCTACCCCAGCCCCAATTAATTATGAAGATGAATACTACATCGAAGCTGGAATAAGCCACAGCAACGGATCAACGACAGCGGTTACGTTGCCTAAGACGGTCAGTGGTGGTGCGATGGTGCGTATTAAACGTACAGATTCTACAGGTAGCTGGTATGGATTTGATACGGTTCGTGGAGCTAATAAATCAGTAAGATGGGACGTAACCGAAGCTGAAAGTACAAGCACGTTTGATGATCAGAACTTAACGGGAACCACATTTACTATGCCATCAGATTTGGCAACTGGAACTTATTTACTAGAGTGTTTTTATGTGGGCAGTTACTTCCAGATTAAAGGATTTGTTGGTGACCACCCAACTGTTCAAACATTAAGTTATGATTCAGCATTAGACTCTGCTCCCGGTTTTATGGTCTTCTTTAACAGAGATGGTAGCACACAAGAGCGTACAATGACTTACCACATCTCTACGGGTAACGCTTCACGATTAGATGTTACAGACCATGCAACAGCGGCAAGTAATGCTGGAGCATTTGGCAGTTTTACCCCGACAACGACACAGTTTAAAGTTGGCAATGAACAAAATTCAAACCAAGATAGTGCCAACATTATTTCGTACCACTGGGCGAACAGCGGCCCGTATGCGTTTGGAAGTTATACAGGCAATGGAAATACTGATGGGCCTGTATCGAACGTAGGTGGTGGCTCTCAATTCTTATTCCGTAAGAACTCTGGTGCGGCTACGTTCTGGTCTACTACATCACCCCAACTCAACGGTAATGAGGTTAATAGTGCTTTAGATTTGTCAGGTACTCAGGCTTTAACTGCTGATGCTGTATCCCAGATGGACTTCCTATCTACAGGTTTTAAAACTAGGGATAATGGATCTGAGGTTCATTTAAACAACTCTGGAGCCACTTATATCTACGGAGCCTTCGGCATCCAGCCATTAACAGACGGTGCGATCAACCAAGGTAGGGCAAAGTAATATGAGTATAGACCAAGTAAGCGCAGCTATCGGTGAACTTAAAGCAGAAGCTACGGCATCTAAGAACCAACGTGCAGCCCTGTTCGATCAAGTCGGTGACATTAAAAAGATGGTGGCTGATCTAACTGTTGTCATCCAGACTAACATCACTAAGGATGATATAAAGATAGCTGAGATAGAAAAGGATGTTAAGTCACATGGGTCAGCTATAGGGGACTTAAAGAAGTTTAAACAACGTATGCTGATTGGCATTGCTGCTATTGGTGGTACTGGTGGTATAGTCGGTGCCTTAACAACTGGATTAGCTAATAAGTTAGGATTAGGTTAGATGTTAACACTTACCTACACGTTAAAGAAAAAGGAGCACACTAATGCCTAAGCTAACACTCTTAGATATGACACAGCGTATCCTTAGTAGTATGGATAGTGATGCTGTTGACTCCTTTTCAGATACCGTAGAGTCTGAACAAGTTGCCTACATTATTAGAGATACTTACTATGATCTAATAAACAACATTGAGATACCAGAGCATCGTAAGTTAGTGCCTCTGACAGCTCTAGCTGATACAACTAAACCTTCAACTATGAAAGTACCTGAGAATATCAGACGTATAGATGAAGTCAGGTACGATACTATACTTACAGGTGACTCTATTAAGGCATACGAAGTAGTATCTTGGGTAGAGCCTTATCAGTTCTTATCAGATACTCTATCTCGTCAGTCTACAGACTCAACTGTTGTTACTGTTACTGTTGATAATGGTAAAGTATTTATCTACAATAACAAAGCACCTACTTACTATACTAGCTTTGATGATGAGTTCTTAATCTTTGACTCTTATGATAGTGCAGTAGATGATACACTACAAGCAAGTAAGTTTATAGTATGGGGTCTTGAAGAACCAACCTTTACTATGTCAAATACCTTTGTACCTGATATAGATGTAAACTTATTTCCTCTATTACTTAATGAGTCTAAGTCTACAGCGCATGTAGAACTTAATCAACAAGCAAATCCTAAGGCAGAGCAACAAGCCTTAAGACAAAAGATACGATGGCAGTCTGACAAACACAAAGTATCTGAAGCAAGGAATAACTCTTATGGAAGGACCGACTATGGACGTAGCAGTAGACGCAAACGATAGTAATGTTATTAATGTAAGTGAGTTACAATGGGAAACAGCTAAAGGACATAAGTTACAAGTAATAAAAACTAATCCTTATGGGTTTCTAAAGTTTCAATGGGCTGGTGGAGGCCCTCTACCTAAACAACTAAGCGGTAACTATACTAATGAAAGGGATATGAGAGCAGCTGGCGATAAGTACATTGCTTTTAAAGTAGAAGATCAAACACGTGGTATGGATATTTTAAAGAATGCCAAGAAATCAAAGTCTAAAAGTATATAACACGTTTGTAGCTGGTTTAGTTACTGAAGCAACCCCACTGACGTTCCCTGAGAACGCAGTGTTAGGTGCAGACAACTGTGTCTTTGATAAGAAAGGGGACATACGTAGAAGGCTGGGCCTAGACTATGAAGCTTCTGCTGCTTTAACTAACCTTGACGTAGTAGAAGCTACATGGGAAACTCAAGCAGTAGGCTCTTGGGTCTGGGAAGAAGTAGGAGGTGACGGTACGTTACACTTCCTTGTTGTACAGATTGATGCTACCCTACACTTCTATGACTTAAGTACTCAACCTATCTCAGATAACAAGAAAGGTTTTACTGTAAACTTAGCAAGCTTTGCAGCTCCTGCTGCTACTGATGTAGGCTCTGAGTTGATTGATGTAGCCTTTGGTAAAGGTTATTTGTTTGTCGTATCTAGTAAACTAAAACCATTCTATATTGAGTACACTCCAACAGGTTCTGGTTCAATCGTTAACACTGAGATAGGTGTCTTAGTAAGAGACTTTGATGGTGTAGAAGACAGTCTAGACATTGATGAAGAACCTACTTCTTTAACTGATGCACATAACTACAACTTAAAGAACCAAGGGTGGATCAGTTCAGGAGGTGGAGTAGCTAATCCTATTACTACTTACTTCAGTAGTCAAAGTAAATACCCCGGTAACAACAAACAGTGGTGGGTAGCTAAAGACGCTAGTGATAACTTCGACCCTTCTGAGCTAACTAAAATCTTCTTTGGTAATACGAGAGCACCACGTGGTCACTTTATCTTAGACCCCTTTAACAAAGACCGTACAACAATCTCTGGTGTATCTAACATTGTAGCTGAGACAGTAACTACACGGCCTGAAGCAGTTGCTTTCTTTGCTGGTAGAGCATGGTATGGTGGCCCTACTTCAAGTACTCTAGCTGGTACAGTTTACTTTAGTCAGATCATTGAGAACGATACTAACATAGGTAGGTGCTACCAAGAAGCTGATCCTACATCAGAAGAGATCAGCGACTTGATTGACACAGACGGAGGTGTCATAGTTATTCCACAGGCAGGGAACATCCTGTCTATGAGAGTCACTGGTGAGTCACTCCTAGTCTTTGCTGTTAACGGTGTATGGGCTATCTCAGGCTCTGGTGCTGGCTTCTCACCTACTGACTACACAGTGACAAGCATTGGTGATGCTGGCCTACTAGGAAAACGTAGCATCGTAGACGTAGAAGGCACACCCCTGTGGTGGAGTGAACGAGGTATCTTCTCTATTGGTCGTAATGAAGTAACTGACCGTATTGAAGCTAAGTCTGTATCTGAACAAACTATTCAAACGTATTACGATGACACTATTCCTAACGTATCTAAAACATCCTGCCAAGGTTCTTATGATCCAGTATCTAAGAAGGTTACATGGCTGTGGAATGCAGCAGGAAACACAGGCAGTTACCAATACAAGTACGACAAAGCTTTAGTGTTTGATACAAACATAGGAGGCTTTTATCCGTTCTCCTTTGGTAGCCTAGCTTCAAATACTCCATATGCTTTTGGTGTCTTTGTACTCCCTACTGTATCTAAGACTTCTCAGACTAACCAAATCATTCAAACGAGTACAGGTAACAATGTTATTCAAACGAGTACAGGTAACAATGTAGTAGCTGACGTTGAAGTGCTTCGTAGTGCTACTAATACTACAGCTTTTGTAATTGCTAAACCAGACGGTACAGTCTCTGAGTTCACCTTTGGACAGCTAAACAACGATACCTTTTATGACTGGGCTACAGTAGATGGAACTGGTGTAGATGCACCTAGTTTCTTTGAGACTGGATATTTATTGGAAGGTAATGTAACTAATGCTAGACAAGCCCCTCATGTTATGGTATACTGTAAGCGTACAGAGACAGGTTACCAAAGTGATGGAGGAAGTGGTTTCAATGTTTTAAATCCTAGTAGTTGCTTTATGCAAGCTCGTTGGGACTTCTCAGACAATAGCAACTCTGGTAAGTTTAGTACGAGACAGCAAGTGTATAGGATACTAAAGACATACAACCCTACTCCTGCTGCTTTAGATTTTAACTCAGGGTATCCTGTAACAGTGACACGTAACAAAGTAAGAGGTACTGGTAAAGCATTGCACCTGTACTTTGACAGTCAGGCAGGGTTTGATTTTGATATGTTTGGCTGGGCTATTCAGTTCGCTGACAATGTAAGGGTATAGAGGAAGTACGATATGAATTTCTTTAGTGGTCTTTTAGGTGTTTTAGGTATTGGTGCAGCTGTTCTTGGAACAGTAGCTGGTTTTCTTAAATCATCTGATGCAGCTGACAACCTTGAAAAGGCAAGTAAAGCACGTGAACGTGCTGAAACTATAGCAGCTAAGAGAGCTGACTTAACTGCACGAAGACAAAAGATTCAACAGATTCGTCAAGCACGTATTAAAAAGGGTGCAGCTATTTCTAGAGCGCAAACTTCGGGGGCTTTAAATAGGGGGTCTTCTGTGTACGGAGGAATAGGGTCTATTCAATCACAGGCAGGAGGAAACCTATCTTTTTTAAATAAAGCAACAAACTTAAACCTTCAAGCTAGAGCGCAACTTTCTCAATCTACGTTGTTTTCTAACCAAGCTCAACAAGACGCAAATACAGCATCTATCTTCAGAGGAGTTGGCTCTCTTGGAGGCACTATCTTTAGTAATAGAAGTGATATCGTTAAAGTAACACAACAGGTATTTAGCTAATATGCTTACAGAAATAGAAGCACCACCTCCCCCTCTTCTTTCTAATTTAGATGAGCAACCTTCACCTATTCCTGAAGACGAAGCTATGCAGATTGCTGAGATGTCAGCAATAACAGATAGGAACCTTAATGGAGAAAACGCTCTACCTCCTGAACACTGGTTACAAAGAGCTTTAGAGGGTAAAGAAACTGATATTAGGCAGTACTTAGCTGATACTAAAATTAATAAAGACATTGATAGTTTTGTTGAAGGAGAGACAACAGAGCCTACAGCAGAGCCAGCGATACAGGTTCAAGTACTCAATGATCTTACTTCTAGGAGTAGTTCTGAAGAAGGTCGAAGTATCTTAGAAAGAGAAACAGCTAAAGCTTTAATTAATAAAAGTATGTTTAGTGATGTACGGAGTTCTGTTATAGATAGTGAAGAACTAACTGATGAGGATTTAGCTAAACTAACTGATCCAGTAGGAAGACAAGAAAGTTTAACTGCTGCTTTACTTCTACTTAACAGTGAGAAGGGTAGATACGCACGTGAGTTTGGGGAAGCAGGAGTAGGTGAAACAATTTCAGAAGTTTTCACACTTTTTCTTCCTTATATAGATACTCTTAACCAATGGCTTAACGGTGAGCGTAAATTTGAAACATTAGGCAACGCACTACGTAGAGAGTCTGATGATATCTTTTATAATATTGATCCTGTAGCTAAAGTTGAAGAAATTATTAAGAAACTAGATGAGTCAGACTTGCCTAACCTCCTTAAGTTAGATACACTAGCAAATAAAACTATAATGGATGATGAAGCTACTGTTCGTTCTTTGTTTGAATTAATAGATATAGCAGGAACTGGTCAAACTCTTAGAGCGTTAACTAAAATAAAACGTATTAACAGACTAAGTACAGTTACTAAAGACCCTGATGCAGCCGCTGAAAGAACAACTGAAATTGTAGAAAAGTCCTCTTATTCTGATAAACCTCTTAATAAAACAGAAACAGACGAACTTCTTGAAAGTGTTATTCCCTCTTCAAGTAACAGTTTTGTTAATGGTACATCTGGTAAATCAGCTAGAGCTTTAGAAAAACACGCAGCTGAGTTAGAAGCTATTAAGACTGTCAAAGGACAGAATTTCTTGTCAGATGAAGAACGTATTGAAGCTATTAAAGAAATCAGAGAAGACTTAATTTCTAGACTCCCTAAAGATAGTTTAGTAGACGTAGGTACTTTTGATACAGATATTAACCGTGTAACTTTTAAGTTTGGCACAGGTGACGAAGGCTTAAAAGGTTTTGCATCAGAAGAAGCAGCTAAAGCAGGGGCTTTACGTTTAGGCTTACAAGAAGGTTTCTATGATATTACTAAAGACGGAGTGTACTACGTCACTTCTAAGTTTGATGTAACTCCTTATAAAGAGGGAGGAAAGTCTATTCTTAAGGGTTTTTCTGAGATAGACGGTGAGTTTCATATTAACTTTGTACCTCAGTACTTACTAGGTAACCGAGTAAACTTACGTTGGAATGAACGTGTTTCACGTGGTGGTATTGTTGGAGTTAATGCTTCAGCTAAACTGAATGAAGTATTTAAAAATACTACAAAGATGTACACTAAACTAGGAGCTAACAGTAGGCAAGCTATTGATGAAGTAATGTCACATACTCAACGTAACAATGAAGGACGTTGGTTGTCTATGGATTCTTTTGAAGATTGGTTTCAAACTAATAAACAAAGAACAGCAACAGATGATGAAGTTACTGCATACGGTTCTCTTATACAACTTCATCAAGCTGACGAGTACATCTCTAACTACGCGCTACGTCAAGAGTTTATTCAACGAGGGTTTCAAGAGTACGGGATCATGGGTGTTATAGATGAACCTAGAATAGCTAAGGAACTTACTTCATTTGACCGTAAAAATACTAAGAACGTAGCTATCTTTGACGCTACTAACGGTAAACTTTACCCTAAAGGAGAAACTGCTGGAGTCATTTTAAAGAAGATGGAAGAAAATGATAACCTTGTTCTTGTTAAGTTTTTAGATGAGGTTAAGACTAAAGGTGGTGATAAAACTCAGTACGTTTTAGTAGACAAACGAGGTGTGTCTAAGAAAGCTATTCGCTCTAGAGTGTTAAATCATTTTAATGGCCCTCATAGAGAATACGATAGCCCTCACTTTATGAAACAAGCTGTAACTGACTCTGAAGGCACGTTAACAGATGTTCGTACACACTTTAATGTAGGAAGTAGAGATGAAGGTATTAAGTTAGCTGATGAATATAATAAAGCTCTTGAAGCGTTTAAGGTAGCTGAAAAAGCTGAAGACGCTGGTGGAGCTACATCAGCTAATATTATATCTAAAGCTACAATTATAATTAATAAGAATACTCCGTATGCCAGTTATGATGAGATGAAAGAAGCTATTGCAAAGGGTAAACTTAGTCGTACTCCCTTTGAAGTGTGGCGAGATAAAGGTGATGCACCCCTTAATGATGTAACAAAATACAACTCAACTAACAAAGACTCTATTAACCCTGAAGCTTTAGATATTGATGAGGATATGGTAAACTTTTCAGCACGTGCGAGGCAGTATATAGACCAAGGACGTTTGTACTACTCAGCACGTGGGGATCACCTTAAAGACCCTTACGGTAAGTTAGCAAAAGTAGCTGGGCATAATGAAATCTTAGAAAACTCCATTAAACATATTATTAATACCCGTTCTTTTGGAGAGTTTAAGTCCCGTAATACTCAAGAGTGGGTTCAAACTTACAAACAGTATCTTCAAGATGGTGATTTAGCACGACCTGATTGGTGGTTTTTTACACATGGTAAGTTTAAAACGGATGGAGTACCTTCAGGAGCACTTGCTCAAGCTGAAAGAACACGCACTGGTCTAAAACGTATACTTCATGCACGTTCTGACATGGCTAAAGACATTGAGAATTATAAGTATAAACTACATGAGTATACACTATCTAATAAAGGTTCATTAAAAGGACTTGGATCAGAAACTTTAGAAAAAGCACTGGATAACAACTGGATTGATGGCCTTCGTGGTATTACGTTTAAGTTATTTCTAGGTTTAGGGGATATATCACAGGTAATTGTCCAAACTTCTATGATACCTGTTGCTGCTGCTGTAGCAGGAAGGCAAGGAGTACAAGCTTTAGCAATGTTACCTCTTTTACGTATGTCAGAGTGGATGTCAAACCCTAAAGCTCTTGAGTTCTTAGCTGCTAAAGCGTCTAAGATAGGTTCACCACTTGGAGTAAACTCTATTGAACCACGGCAAGTGCGTGAATTGATGGAAGACATACGAGATAGTGGAGCACATGTAGTAAACGGTACACAGGCTGAACTTGACAGTCCTTTTGATGGTAATAGAGTATTCGGTCCTTCTGCTTTAGGAAGGTTAGGGGAGTACAGTGATAAAGCTTTAGATGCTGGTCTTGTTTTCTTTAAAGAAGGTGAGAAACTTAATCAAATGGCTGGTTTTACTATGGCTTGGTTAGAGCATTACACTAAAACAGGTAAGCGTCCAGTAGGGGATGCCTTAGAAGCTGTCCTATCACGTGCAGAAATCTTTGCAGGAAACATGAAATCTTCTAGTAGAGCAGCATACCAAAGCGGCCCTGCTTCTATTCCTATGCAGTTTGCTGCTCACCCTATTAGAGTAGCTGAGCAAATACTATTTAAACAAGCAGATGGGTTAACTGGAGCAGAAAGACTTAGATTTGGAACTTCTATTGCTGTCTTGTACGGTACAGCTGGGTTAGGTATCGACTCTCTTATAGAAGGAGTTGTTGAGAAATATGAAGAAGTTAATGAAGTAAAAGTAGATGGACCAACAAGGAAAATTATAGCTAATGGTGTAATCGGAGGTCTTTTTGAAGGTACTGATATAGGACGTATGCAACCTTTACGGGATAATATTATTAGTGAAATCTTAACTAACTTTGAAGACCTTAAGTTAACTGACTTTGGAGGCCCTTCAGGAAGTCTTGTAGGTGATTGGATGGAAACAGTAGGAGGCTCCCTGTTATTACGGGGCCTTGCTGAAGGTACTTTATCTCCTAGTGGTATTGTTAGTGAAAGTGGTGAGTTATTAAAAGAAATCTTTTTGTCTTTACCCGCTCCTAGTAGGTATGATAGGGCTTGGTCAATGCATTTATATAACGCTAATATTAATAAGTCTGGAAAACTTTTAGAAATGAAAGAGTATACCACTTTAGAGAAAACTTTAACAGCTGCTGGGTTTCCTCCTATACATAGTGACGAAGTATATAAAGCTACCTTAGATATGAAAGATATAAAACGTGGGATTAAAACTCATGTAACTTTTAACAAAGATATTTTACTAAAAGCCATTCTTACGAATGACAAAGATACAGCAAAAGCTTTATACACTCGTATATCAGCTATGACAGCTACATATCAGAACCAGAAACCTCATGTATACAGAGAGTACACTAGACAAATGGCATCTATGCTTAAATCTATTAACAAACAAGCAACAAAAGAAAACTTAAAAAGACTTTATAACTTCTTTAGTACTGAGTATGTTAATACAAAAGTGAGAGGAAACTAATATGGCTACTCGTACAGGAAGTGGATTTACTGACTTTGTATCAAGCGATATACAGTCTAAAGAACAAGTTGTAATGAGTGGGTCAGGGACCACAGCTAATCGGGCTTTTGTGGGTCAAGCAATAAGTGAATTAGGTAAAATAGGTGGTAAGGTTTTTGAAGCTACAGCTGAAGGGTTTGAAGATGATATTGTACGTGAGCTACAAGTTGCTCGTAATGAAGCTTATGATGAGTTTCAAACTACTAAAAAACGTGTTGACTCTGCTAAGGCTCAAGGTAAATTAAGTACGTCATCTTACTCTACAATTCTACGTAGGAAAGTTATAGAGATTGAAAACAAGTACCCCGGTTTTTCTTCTGAGGTAGAGGATGCTAAGAGAGTTATGGGGATTACCCCTACTTCTGATCTTATTAAGAATGAAGCTAATGCGACTGTAAAACTACAAGAACGTCTTTATTCTCAGGCAAATGAACATAATACCCTTATAATGGATGCGAGTGGTTCAATAGATTGGGAAAAAACTGGATTATTAACGTCTAAAGTAAGTGTTCGTAAAGCTGAACGAGCTATAATAGAGGCTGAAGTAATTAGTGAAGGAGGTGTTGTTACCGGACACTCAACAGCTTACCTTTCTAATAGAGATACACTTTTTAGAGGTATTTCTGACGATGCTTTAGCTTTACGTACCGCTATAGCTCCTGCTATTGATAGTATGCGGCAAGGTATTATTACTACAGAAGGTTATACTGAAGTTCATCGACTTATGGATGAGTGGCAAGCAGGACAGGTAGCTTCACTTGCAGCTAAGTTCCCTTCTAAAGCAGATAGAGAGGAAGCTACAGCTTATATGTTAAGTCATGTAGAAATTTATCGTGAAATAGTTAGTGGAAGTAAAACGCCCCAAGGATTAAGTAAAAACCTTGAGACTGTTAATAAAATGGTAGAGAGTAATAACCTTCTTAGTTTTAGAGACAAGTTACCTTCGTTAGCCCGTATAAGAGATTTAGTAGGGCCAAGAGGTTTAGCTGATTTTATGAACCCCGGCTTACTAAAGTCTATGAGTACTGGTGAGTTTGATACAATAGCTCAAGCTTTGAGTGCTTGGATTGGTGTTAATGAAGAGCCTTCTAGTTCAACAGATGAAACTGTAGACCTTGCAGTAAAAGCTTCTTTAACTACATTAGACGAACTCCTTAAGAACCAACAACCTGACGAAACCAATCATAAAACTTTTAAAGCTTCTATAGTTCCAATAGCTGTAGCACACGCACGTGGTAGGTTAGAAGCTAAAGATTATGATATCTTACGGAAACGAATTTCTAGTCCTGTATTTGATTCGTACTTAGCTAAGTTACCAGAAAAAGAAAGAGCTGCTGTAGGTGCAACAGCTTTTGATGTGTTTAACGGATCAGCTACCCAACACCTTAGTCAGTTTGAAAACCATCCTAACTTTGAAGGAGTCGTATACCAAGACGATAAACTAATCCCTAAGTTTGGTAAGTCTAGTAATAATTATGCTGGTATTGTAATAAATCAAGAGACAGAAAAGTTAAACAATTTCTTTGATAAGATGGTCCACTACTATCAATACAAAGAACATGGGTTAGATACTAGAGCTTCTCGCCATATGTTAGGTGAAGAGTTTTCTGAAAACTTTAGTATCAATCCTAAACCTATAAGTAAGAGTTTTAGACAAAGAGTTGAAAAGTCATTACAAGTAGGTAACAAAAACAATACTGAACGGTATTCAAAAGCTGCTAAAAGTCTATCACGTGTACTTGATTACACTTTAAGAAATGTAGAAAAGGACTCTAACTAGTATGAAACAACTTCAAGAACCAACAGTAGACTTTGAAAAGTACGAAAAAGTAGGGATTAACCACCCTGTTCACGGTATGTTAGAGTTTGATGTACCTATAGGTATGTCTGATGAAGAAGTTTTTGAAGAGTTTGACAAGGTAGATATAGACCTAATGTTAGGTCTGGAGCAATCAAATGAAACAGAAGTAGGAGAGACACAAGTGGAAAAGCTCAAGGAGTTTGAAAACTCTGCTGGAGCAGGACGTAGAGATAATAAATGGTATGGTCATGAGTCCTTAGAAGGAGGTACACATACTATTGCGTATGGTCACAAGCTTACACCTGAAGAAGCTAAGTCAGGCTTCATTAGTATTAATGGAGAGCTTGTAGATCACCGTCAAGGTCTGTCACAAGACCATGCTGAAGCAGTCCTGAAAGCAGATACACAGTGGGCGCAGACACATGCTTCTGCTTCACTGAAGAAGATTGGCATGGAGGATGATGAAGGCAAGCTACAAGCTATTACATCCTTAATCTACAACGTAGGCTCAGGCTCATGGGGTAGTAGTAAAGCTAAGAAGTTCCTTGAAGCTGGTAACATTGAAGACTTTATGCACGAAGCGTTCTCTGAAGAAGCTGGCTTCGTTAACATCAACGGTGAGTACTCTAGGGGCCTTGCCCGTAGACGCAAAGAAGAGGCTGGGTTGTTTGCCCAAGCAAATATAAACGAGGGGAGTCCTTTCAGTAAGATGATTAGTGAAGTACTCAACACTATCAATCCTATCAGTACAGCGCAAGCTGCTGATGCTACGAAGGGCCTCCCCCTACCTACACAGGATGAAGCAGATGCAGCTACGGCTGCTGCCGAGCCATCCTCTAAGTTTGGTACACCACCACGTAAGCCTGAACAAGATAGTGGCTTTCCTACACCACCACGTAAGCCTCCTATCATTAAAAGTAGTGCAGCTCCTACCAGTAAAGAAGAAGTAGATGAGGTAGTTACTCACTTTATACCAGCTGAATATCGTATGTTTGCATCAGACATCTTAGGGATCAGTGATGAAAACCTAGGTAAGTCGTATTTCTCTAAAGGTGAGCAAGCTGCACATAAGAATATTATAGGTAGAGCGATCAAGAGGACTATGTTGGCTCAAGGCGACGATACTAAACAAGGCCGAGTAGATTATGACACTGACTACCAAAAAGGACAGAGTGGTGTGTCAAGTGGTTCATGGCAGATATTTGGTAACGATGAGGACTCTATTCAAAAAACCTTAGGGGATATGAAGTGGGTCATTAATGATGAGGGTCGTGTTATTGTAACAGATACGTATGACTTCAATGATGCATTACCTGAAAGTGCTACCCTAGCTGAGAGACTCCTCCATGTCTCTAAGTGGGCGGGTAAGACTGCTACAGGGGATACAGCTTTGTACGGTTTCCTTCGTAACGGAGTAGCTAGAGCTTTTGGGTCACGCCCCGGTCAAGGTTCAAACTTTTCTTTCGACTTAGGACCAGTATCAGAGCTACTAAAACTATAAGGTTCTCAATAGGCCAGATGATACAGAATACCCACACGTTAATTTCTTTGTATGTCATGTCAAAGAATGGTGCTAACCAAATAAGAAAAGTAACACATAAATCAAAAACAGTATTAATCATAACAACTCCTAATTAAATGTAAACCTTATACACAGTATACACTAGAACTTAAGACCTGTCAACCCTAACCAACCAACCAAGGAGAGAAGACTATGTTAATGAAAAAGAACGGAATGAAGAAGAAACCAGAAGACAAAGCTAAAGCTAAAGTTAAAGCTAAGGCTAAGAAGAAACCTATGATGAAGAAAAAGTCAAGTTACTAATGGCTATCGAAAGAGCAGGGGAGAAATTCTCTGGGTACAACAAACCTAAGAACTCTAGAAAAGGAGGGAAGAAGTTTGCTGTCTTAGCTAAAGATAAAGGTAAAGTCAAACTCATAAGGTTTGGCGATGCCAACATGACTATCAAGAAGGACCAGCCTAAACGCAAGAAGAGCTTTAGAGCGCGTCATAAGTGTGACACCAATCCACCTAGTAAACTTACTGCTAGGTACTGGAGTTGTAAGAAATGGTAGAAATAAAAGAGAAGAAGTAACATGGCAAAAGATAAAACACATTACTTAAAAAGTGGGGCAGTGTACACAGGCCCTACTCATAAGACAAATGGTAATCTAATGACAGGAGAAAAGCATACAAAGAATAGTAAGATGCTTTCTCACACTAAACCTAAGAAAAAGAAAAAGTAATGGCAGCTAAGAAAACTACTGGCAAGAAAGATGCTTGTTATACTAAAGTAAAGTCACGGTATACTAAGTGGCCTTCTGCTTACGCATCAGGTGCATTAGTGAAGTGCCGTAAAGTTGGTGCTAAAAACTGGGGAAACAAAAGTGGCAGCAAAAAGAAAAAGTGATAGCTTAAACAAATGGTTCTCTCGTAATAAAGGTAAGGGCTGGATAGATTGTAAAACAGGCAAGCCTTGTGGTCGTAAGTCTGCTACTAAATCTAAACGTCCTTACCCTGCTTGCAGACCTACCAAAGCACAGTGTACCTCTGCTTCTAAAAAGAAGAAAGGTTCTGCAAGGATTAGTTGGAAAAAGTAAGGAGAGTACCATGATACCATTCATAGGTCCAATCATCTCAGGCATCTTTGGTGTAGGTAAACAGTACCTATCTAACAAGGCTGAGAAGGCTCAAGCTAAGCATGAACGAGAAGTCACCATCATTAAAGGTGACCAAGCTTGGGATGAGATACAAGCAAAGAACTCAGGAGAGTCTTGGAAAGATGAGTACCTCACCGTCATCCTGACTAGTCCATTCGTAGCTATGTTTCTAGCTGCCGTGTTGGATAAACCAGAGATGGTGATGAGGATCAGTGATGCCTTTATAATACTAAAGAATGACGTACCAGACGAGTACTGGATGCTACTCAGTGTTGTTGTTGCTGCTTCCTTTGGTATGAAGAAGGTTGTCGATGTTGTTAAAGGTATACGTGGTGGTAAGTAGACTTAACACTCACATAACTTTGAGTTCTTTAAGTCATTCTTCACACGCTCTAGGTAGATAGCACCATCAAGTAACTCTTCAATGGCGTGATCAATCCACTGAGTTGTACTGACATCAGTACGCATCATAGTCTTACCGTACTTCTTAATACCTTCTGCACTCCGATCTGCCATACGTTTCATTACGATAGCTACGATTGGGTCTGGTTCATTCATTGTCATATCATTCCATTTCATTCTGTTGTTCCTTACTTGTAGAATAAGTGCTTACCTATCTGGCCCATGTACTCAAGAGTACCAGACCAGTAAGGGTTGACGTAGTTAGCATGGTAGTGAGTAGCCTCGTCTAAGCGAGCTACTACTGCACCATCTAATGCTAACCTAGCTACTGTGTACGCTGTCTCTTTAGCTTTAACATCCTTCATAAGCTCATGCTTACCGTCACACCAATAAGAAAATATACACCGTTTGTCATGTACAGTCAAGCATATATCTTTTGTTGTACGATTAAGAACTACATTAGCTATTGCTATCTGTCCTATAAAAGGCTCACCTCTCCCTTCAAAGTATACCGCCTCAGCTAAACAATCTTGTTCAGTCTGTACAGGTGCCGCCCAAGCCCCTAGTGTTGCTAGTGATATAAAGGCCCACACAAGTACTATTAATGCAAACACTCGTTTCATTTACATGGTTCCCCTACAGTTACGTTAGCATTTCCAGCATCATCTATCTGTTGTAGATACATCTTGTCACCCTTGTTTAGATTGTACAGTAGTAGCATAGCTCTGCTACCCTCAGGTGAAGGGTTCTGCTCTACCCTGTGGCATCCTGCCCACACTAAAGTTCCTGTCTCGTACTTAGGTGTGATGCCGCAACCAGCTAACACCACACCCATAACCATAACTAATACTAATCGCATCTTAACCGCACTCCTTGTTACCTGTTGCTGGATCAATGAAACAAGCTGCTCCCTCTATTGGTTCCTCTAGTGGCTCTACCTTATTCAGTATCCCATATCTTTTACCAGCAAGCCTAAAGGTTGTACAGCCTTTAAGCTTACCCTTCCATGCTTTCATATAGATATCTTTGAACTCATCAAAGGTTACCTTGTCTGATACATTGATCGTCTTAGACACAGCACTGTCAACGAATGGTTGCACAGCTATCTGCATATCTAAGTGATCATCAGTAGACAGATCGTCTGCCTCTACATTCCTAAGGCCATACGTATTGTATACATAATCCTTGAGCGGAACGATGATAGGGCCTTGTTCTGTTTGGACAGTTCGGTCCAGTTGGTTGCTGAATACAGGCTCCACCCCGCTACTAATGTTATCAGCAGTGAAACTAATAGTACCAGTAGGGGCGATAGAGGTGAGGTGACTATTTCTGATACCATATCTTTTAATTAAATCCTGTATGTCTAGTGGTAGTCGTTGGATAAACTTACTATCGTGATACTCTTCTGTATACAAAGGGAACGGTCCCTTTTCTTTAGCAAGGATAGCAGAGGTTTCGTAAGTACCACACATCAGTGTCTTAGTTATCTTACGAGTAACTCTAACAGCCTCAGGAGAACCATACTTAATACCTAGAAGAGTAAGTACATTAGCTAATCCTGTAATACCTAGTCCCATACGCCGCTTAGCTTTAGCTTCTTTCTCTTGTGCTACTAAAGGGTACTGAGTCCTATCAATAACATTATCCATAGCTCGTACAACATTAGGTATGTCCATCTTAAACTGTTGGTAGTCAAAAGAGTAGTAGTCTTTATGTTGATTACCACGATACATATACTTAACTAAGTTAAAGCTACCTAACAAACATGCACCGTATGGAGGCAGAGGCTGCTCACCACATGGGTTAGTTGCTTCAATAGTCTCAGCGTATTGTAGGTTGTTGTCATCATTGATACGATCAAGGAACAACACCCCCGGCTCAGCCCAGTCCCAGTTGTTACGCATGATCTCATCCCATAGTGCAGCTGCATCTACAGATTGGTACACACGCCCCTCAAACTCTAGGTTAAACATCTTCTTCTTAGCTACACAGTCCATGAACTCATCAGTCACACCAACAGAGACATTGAAGTTAGTGAGGGTAGTTGAGTCTTTCTTAGCACGTATGAACTCTTCAATGTCAGGATGATCAACACGTAACACTGCCATCATAGCACCACGCCTGTGTCCTGCACTTACTATCGTGTTACATACGCTATCAAAGATAGCCATAAATGAAACAGGGCCACTAGCGGAACTATCCAGACTAACGATGCGGTCATTACGAGGACGTATCCGACTAAAGTCAAAGCCAATCCCACCTCCTCGACGCATTGTCTCAGCGGCTTCCTTAGCCTTGTCCATGATGCTGTCCATGCTGTCCCTAATTGTGCCACTAACGAAGCAGTTGTACGCTGTGACATTCTTTGGTGACCCCATTGCTGCCTGTACTCTACCAGCTGGCATGTACCGTTGGTTAAGTAAGATTTTCTTGAAGGCACTACGATGTTCATCATCGTCAGACATAGCTCCTGCCTGTCTTGCACATGCCTCATTGAATGACTCATTAGGTAGTCGATACTTCTGTGCATGTAAGTCATCACATGCTTGTATCTGTGGTCCGTAGCTGTTGTGTCCTATATTACTCATTGTTATTTCCAATTCCATCCATATCTTTTTTAAACTGTACTAACACTTGGTGTACTAAACTATTGTAAGGGTACTTATTTATTAACTCTTGTAACTTAACACTTGTAGTAATTAACTTATATTCTAAAGCTTTTAAGTTACTTGTACTCATGTTGGTATCTCTTTCATTAAATGAATTACATCCATCCAGTACAAAGGAGGAATAGACATCTCATGTCCTCCTCCCCATACCCACTTATTGTATTCGTAGTACACTGTGGCTACATTCCCTGCACCTACATAAGCCAGTACAGTACGTGCATTTTGAGGTGGGGTATCTCCCGGCATCCATAAAGTCATGTGATCAAGTCTTCAAGATCAGGAGCTTTATAGTTCGGTCCTTTAGTGACCTTCCCGTAGCTATTGAGTACCGGATTACCTTCATCGTCAAGCTTAGACATATTACTACTATGCACCCTGTTGAAAGCAGGAGTAAAACTCCCAGCAATGGCGCTGAAACTAATAATAGTCCCTGATAAAACATATTGTAAGTCACAAAGTTCCTTCAGTAGGTCAGCCCACTGCCCCCTTTCAATCGGTTTACCGTGTGTTAAAGTCATTTCAATCTTGTTAAGCTCGTCACATACTTCTTTACATTCTTCTATTAATAGTTTCTCACGTAGCTGTACAAGACTAGCACGTGGTTGGACACCTACGTCAGTCTTTGTAGCCTTGTGAAACTCTGCAACTTTATCTTCTCTTGTGATCGTCTTCATTGTGTATACCATTCTAATGTATCTTTGTAATGTTATCAAAAGGATGTTTAGTTTTAACCTCAGTTAAATAACAACTATCTAATAGTAGCTTAGCTGCTTCAGTAAGAAAGTAATGTTGTTCAGAAGTATTCTCCTCATCCATCTCTAAAACTAGTAAGCGTAGCTGTTCCATACGTCCTACTAGTATATCAGGTGGATAAAATGTTGCCATTGGATCATCTTCAAAGTTGTCCATCAGTTGTCCTCTTCTATGTCTTCATTAAAAAGGTAACTCAACTCATCAAACAATATAATATTATTATACACTGTATCTATAACGATGTCAAGCAACTCTTCTGTACTCATGTCAATTCGTTCAACAATCTCAGCTGCTGTGTACTTGTCTATCATTAACATACGTAACTCTTCTATATCTATCACATTATTTCTTCTTACCTCCGTACTCTTTCTTGATAGCTTTGATAGATACAAACTGTGGATCGTAGCACCCATCTTCAACGTGTCTCTTGATAACAACACCAGACCACCACAACCCTTCACTCTGAGCGTTGTTCCAGCCTGACTCATAGTCTTGGTAGACTCCACATACTAAGCCCATGATGCGTTCATTAGCTGCATTGGTATCAGTAGCAAAGTCTAAGGTGTGTGTATGTCCTGCTGTGGTAGACATATGTTGTTTACTTAACAAAGACTTAGCAGGATTTTCTCCACCTACAGGACGGCCCATAACACCGCTTGTAAAGAAATGACTATAAGCAATCCGGTCAACCACCACAGCTTTAAGGAACTCATGTACCTCCCATCCATATTTAGTGTATCCCAAGTCAGCCACACTAATAGTACCATCAAGGATAGGGTCGCTACTAACAGCTCTATTAATTCTATTCTCATGGTTACCCTCACACATTACAAAGCGAGGCTTCTTCTTTTTAGCCTTCTTGATAGGTTCAAACATACGCTCTTGTGCATCCAGTACAGAGTCAACATCTTTCTTGTACCGTCTACCTTCAAAGCCTTTAGTGCCTCTGTCGTAGGTACTAAGGCTAGGCATGTCAGCCATGTCACCTATGTTCACTACAACGTCAGGCTTAACGTCCATGATCAACTTACCTAGCCACTCAAATCTGTCATTGTTGTGGTCAGGGTGTGCGTGTGAGTCAGGGATAATCAGGTGTGTCTTACTCATCTATCCATCCTTTCGGGATCAGTTTATCTGCATACTGGAAGCCATGATTAGTACACCAGTCAGCGTACCTAGTCTTACTTCCCTTATACAATTTAGTCTTAGAGTTAGTGAAGACGAAACGTATATCGTAGTGAGGCTGTTGCTCTCTTACTAGTATATGCTTCTTACGATCTTCACTATCAAAGATACCTTTAGTCTCAATGATAATACCATTGGGCAGCACGAAGTCAGGTGTGTACGTATGGTACGACTCAGGTTTGGTATACTTAATCTTTACACTCTCATACTTAAAAGCTACTTTAAGTTGAGTTAGGTACTCAGCTACTTTCTTTTCTAAGCCACTACGATACGTACCTATAGCCCTTCTACGTCCTGTCCATTTAGCCATGTTACTCTATTATCTCCTGTACCTTAGGTTCTTTCTGTACCTCAGTTAACCACATTGGTCCATTACTGTACAAGAACAAACGCAAACCGTCACCATTGTTAGCGTCATCCCAACACGTAACCTTGTGTGGGCAATAGGAACAGTTAACACCAAGCTTCATGTTACCTGACTTACCCTCAGGCACAGCCTTGTGGCAACGTGGAGGTGGTGTATCTTTAGCTACTGCTTTCTTCATGTGATTGATACGTTCAACAGGATCAATACGATCTTCCTTAAGTACTGGCATATAGCACAGCTTACCTAAGACTTTATCCATGACAAGGAAGCCAGCTTCTTCACTGTTCTCCGCATGTGCATACGCACTAATCTGGGCCATGTACCCGAAGGCATCATTGTCTTTAAGAGTTCCTTCTTTAAATTTCTTAAAGCTAAATGCAGACGCACTCTTAATGTCAACCATAGCACCATCGATCTTACAATCAATGTGACCTTTAATACCTCCAATCTGTACTTCAGCTTGTTCAAGTGTAACCTCATGCCCTGCCTCCTTAACAAGGTAGATTAATAAAGCTTCTATGATGTCACCAAATAGAAACTTGAGTCGTGTGTCAGGTGTTAACTTCTCTTGTGTATCGTTACCATTAACATCATACCATACTTGTCTGTCACCTTTACCTATGTTAGACATACGTAAATAGTTATCACGATTACGATTAGAAGGACTCAACTGTTTAAGTATAGCGTCCCGCATGTCCCATAAGAAAGAGTCAAGAGTATCAGGGTTAGGAACTACACCCTTATCCATAACTTCATAGATGTCCTTAACTACAGTGTCTATAGACTTACTCATCTTATGTTACCTTTCAATAAAGTATGTAGCACTACCACCTCTTCGCTACACCCAAGGACAATTACGTGGTCCGTTACTACCTTGGCCCAGTTAACAATTACTTACTCGTCTACAAACTCATCCATATCAAAGGGTGCATTGCTTGCTGAGGTATCCTCATCGTCACCGTCGATGTTTCCACCACCATCATCATCGTCTTTAGAGTAGGTGGTTACCTCAGTAACAACAATCTTATTAAGTCCTACACCCATACCGTACTTAGCCACGTTCTGATGGTTGTAAGGTTGGATGGTAGCTTGTACTCTACTACCGTTACCTATTGCTGGTATCTCTACAGGGTCTACACCACTGTCAAAAGATACTTTGATAGGGAACTTAGACTTACCAACGATAAACTTTTCCTTGTTAGCGTAGTCTTTGTTTGCATGTGCATCAGTCTTAACTGTAACACCTAGCTGTGTTAGAGCCTTGGAAGCTTTCTCTGATAGGTTACCTAAGTCTGCTTGGTACTTACCAGACAGATCGTTTACGTTAGATAAGCAGTTCCAGTAAAGAGTTGCATTAAATGTAATAGCCATAGTGTTTCTTCCTTTATTTAAAGTGTTTATAGTATTAGTATAACTCAGTAGTATTAGACTGTCAACAACTAATGTGTCTCTGCCCAATTATTTCCAGTCGTGTACTCAGCATCCAAGGGACAGTTCAGTTTGAAGTGTATCCCTGCCTGAATAATAGACTGCTTAATCAACTCGCCAACTTCTATGGCGTGTTCCTTTAGTACCTCCACTTGGAACTCATCGTGAACTACTGCTACCTGTCGAGCATCTAGCTTACGTTGTTGTACCCAGTGGTGCCATAGTATCATAGCGTACTTCATGATACATGACTCAGCTCCCTGTAAGTAACAAGACAGGGCGAAGTGTGCTGACTTAATCTCTATGTATCTTTTGTCAAGTCCAACCAGTCTTCCAGTTCTAGCTGACTCTGCTGCTTGCTCTTTAAGGTTAGCAAGAGCTGGGAGGCTATCAAGGAAAGTCTGTTTAACTCTACGTCCATCTGTTGCAGTTCCGCCTGTAATAAGCCCAACCTTTTCATCACCAGCACCGAGTAGCCACGCATAGATAAAAGTCTTTGCAACTGATCGTCTGCTGTGTTGTCTGTGTTCTGCATCGTATTCTCCTTTGTCAATACCCATTGCATCTAAGTTCTTCTCATGTATGTCACCATTGACAACCTCATGAGTGTAGTCTGCATCATTCATGTAGTGTGCTAGTATACGTAACTGAATACCTGAAGCATCACATCCAAGAAGAACATGAGTGTCAGGGTTGTCAACAGTATAACAAGCGCGGCATTCATTACCGTAAGGTGAGTCACTCCCCGGTATGTTAGCAGTATTAGGAGAGTTGTGAGACATACGATGAGTAATAGAACCAACAGAGGCCACACTACCATGAACCCTATCGTCATCACCGAGAGCATTGAACCATCCTTCTATCTCCTTATACCTAGCAGTTAACATTGCGTACTCACCGAGCAACCTCAGCTCTTGTGGAGCATGTGCAGGGAGCGTGTCAAAGTTCTCTTCACATAACTTCCACATGTACTGTTGCTTGTCATCGAACTCTTCTTGAGTAATCTTCTTACTGTCACCCCAACCTCTGAGCTTGTCGTTAAGGCGGCGGTATCCTGTTGTACGTACAGTAGGTGACCACCACTTACTGAGCCTACCAACTTTCTGCTTAGTAGAACTAAGGTTGAACTCTTGCCAATCAATACGTGTGAACTCACCACCAACATTAGACCATACATCCTCACCTAAGAACTTAAGACCTACGACAGATAGCGTACCATCTCTCTTGTACCGTGGTGTGACTACACCCTTACTGATAGGGATAGCTGGGAACTTACTAAGTATCTCTAACTCTAGCTTGTTAGACTTGTTATTGAATAGGGCGAACAACTCATGAGCTTTCTGTACATCAAGAGCAAAGCCGTACTCCCTCTGATTTTCTAGAATGTGTTGGCTAAGATGTTCTATCTTGCTTGCTTCTACGCTTCCGAACTGTGCGCCCTCTGACTTTAAATAACAGGCAACCTTATAGTTAAGCTCAACATCCTGCTGACAACGGTGACGCATAGCATCACTGTACTGTGACCAGTCATCATGCTCAGGCTTGCCATGCCCTAGTATCTTACCCCAGTTAGCAAGGCTATGACCGCCCTTCCTACCTTGCTTCTGTAAACGAGAGACTAACAGTGTGTCAGTCACACGTAGTGCTCCGATCTTAATACCTAAGAACTTCTTAAGCATACGTAGATCGTAAGCTATAAAGTTGTGACCTATCCAACGGTCAACTGTATCTGCAAAGACTGCGAAGTCATCCAACTCATCAGGTGACCAGAAGAATGTCTCACCTGTATTGTAATCCTTAGCAGCTATGCACCAGATACGTGTCGCATTGAACAGTAAACCATCTGCTTCTATGTCACAGACAACTGTTCGTTTAACCACTTAACTACCCCCTTTGTATCCTTAGGTTGTTTACCTATTATAGTTATGTTGTTGCTGTTTAACTGAGCAAGCACTTTGATAGTACGTTTTTTACCTTTCTTACGCCACTTAGTTGTTTTACTCATCTTCTGTCTCCTCTACCTCAGTCATACGTCCTGTATGCTCATCGTAAAACAAGCGTGTTGCTATGCCTGTCCTACCACAGAACCTGTTCTTTACTACACGGATAGTCGTAGTGTTGGCTTCGATGGGATCATCAGACTGTCCGTTCCGTTCGATACCCATGACAATGTTGGATAGCTGTCCGATACCAGCTGTTCCTCGTATGTCTGACAGACTAATGGTGCCACCCTCTTCAAGAGGCTTGCCCGACACTCGCTTGGTGTGAGCGATGATGAGTAAGTGGATGTCAAGCTCCACCGTGAGAGCCTTAAGCTTATGTGCGATAGCATCTAGTGACCGCCTTTCATCGTTACTGTCATTGTCACTTACCATAAACGATATGTGATCAAGGATAACTAGCTTACAATCTAAACCCTTAGCAAAGTAACTGATCTTATCAGCTATGAAGTCAATGCTATTGTTCTCCCAGCTATCGTTGAGTGAGTGAACACGCTCAGTACCCCATGTATTTTTACTACCATTTTCATGTTCTTCCTCTGTGTAATGGCAGTCAGGTAGATGGATAGGCTTAGACAAATCAAGACTAATAAGCCCACGTGTTGTCTCCCATGCTGTCTCTTCTAGATAGAGTAGACCGATAGGTGCCTCAACATTATGCTTGAGTACTTGGTAAGCTATCTCACGTGACACTGATGTCTTACCACTACCACTACCAGCTATCAGGGTAGTCATCTCACCACACCGCATACCATACGTCTTGTTGTTGAGTCCTTCCCAAGGGTAGTGGAAAGCTGCCTCTGCCCGTGGTTGTTTACTGATAGCGTAAGCAGCTTCATGACCACTGATGATGTCAGTAGCACGATACTTCTCTGCTTGCCACCATGCATGAGTAAACTCTGACTCCTTACTACGTTCAAGGTACTCACCTATATCATTGAGCTTAAGCTTAACGATCTTAGCTTTCTTAGGAAACAGAGAGGCTACCATGTTAGCCGCTTTCTTTCCTGCCTCATCGTTATCCATACACACAATGATGTTGTCGTAGCTATCAAGGTACTCGTACTCTCTCTTACATTGCTTGTATGCATCACTACTAGACTTGACACCAACACATGCATACTTACTACCTTGCATCTGGAAGGCTGACATCGTATCTATCTCACCCTCACATACAGTGATGTACTTACCACCCTTAGTAAACAATGACTGACCGAATAAGATACCCTTACGTATGTCACCTACTGCACTGAAGCCCTTGTTAGCTACAGTACGTTTCTTATACGCAATGATGTCACCATCAGTGTTTGTATAGGGGTAGTAATGTTCTACGACAATACCATCCTTAAGTTTAAGGCGTACCTTAAAGTGTTTGATAGTATCTGCTACAATGTTCCTGTCCTTCAGTGGCCCTACCTTAGTGTCAGTTAAGTCAGGTAAAGTCTTGTCTTGTATTGATACTACATTCATATGTGTACTTCCTTTCTTGTTACCATGTGTATACGTTTCACAAACGTAACACCACTGATGTCCATCATCATACAAGATGTTGCCATCAGTACTGTCACACTTATTACATCCACCTCTACTTACTTCAGTTGAGGTAGGAAAGTCATCACGATTCATTGTTGTGTAACCCCACTGCATCTGCGTCACTGATAAAGAACTCTACGTCCTCATCATCTAACCCTGTGACATTGTTCTCACTTGGATCAATCCAACTCGCTGTGACACAAGCGTGACACGGCATCCATTCACCATGCTTGTCTTGCCGCACTTGAGTTGGCTCTAGTAATCTGTTACATATGTGACATCTCACTGCTCTTCTCCTTTATTAATATGTTTGATAAGTATGTATACCTATTACTAATATACTCTAGCTTATCGTTTGTGTCAAGACTAAGTTGTTCTGCTTCATACTCTAAGATAGTACGAGTGTCGATGTCGATGTCTGACATCCTTGCCATCATCCTTCCTCCATCTCTTTCCATAGGTCATGTGTTAGCATCTGTGCTACCTTAGCATGACGTTGTCTACGAGTGTTCTCAGCAAAGCTACCACTATCACTACGTATATGACTAGCCCAAGCGGTAGCTACATTGTAGGCTGTCCATACGTTAAGCCCCATAGTAATGGAAGTACGTTGCCACTCTTGCATCAGCTCATCAAAAGTCTTGACAGTGTAAGGGAACTTACCGCCTTCTTTCTTTACAATGGTAGCTTTAAACAAACGCTCTACCTGTGATGTTAGTAACCTTTGCTTACTCCATGCCTGATACTTACCTTCACTATCATAGAAAGCTTCTACTCCTAATGCAAGCTTGGCTCCCTCTCCCTCAATAGAGATGTTAGTCGTGTGCTTACGGCGTGTGTTGTATGTATGCAATGGTGTAGTACAGCCATTGAGACACCACAAACGGAATGCTTTAGTAGTCTGCTCAAAGGGATAGCTACTGTCATAGCTATTAAATAACTCAATACCAAACTGCATAACATCACCAACCACTGGTTGTATTACTTCATTAGGTAAGGTGATGTAACGCTTAAGTCGTGCTCCGTTAGAGGTGTACTCACGATTAATAGTCATACCATCTAAGTTAAGACCACTACTAAGTAGCACCTCATTCTGTGCGTTCTCTGCTTCCTCATGCATAAGGTAGTTGTACCTATTAGACATCAGGTTCAGTACATTACCTACGTTATCTACTAGTGCATACTTGTTGTTGCCAATAGCCATACCTTCCTTAAGTATGTCTGATACCGGAACTGTCATGATATCAAACTTAAGATTATCTGGTGTAGCTAGTAGTTCTGCTGGTGATTGATCTAATGGCATTATATATTCTCCTGTATATGTTTGATTACGTTTGTAAAATCTTCTGACTGATCATTTAAATAAGCTAGAGTCATAGCATCATCTCTACTTAGACCTACTTCATCTAAGTATTCATAGGTAGGCATCTCTTCCTCTACTTCTCCGTAGGTGCTGTGTATAGGAGCTGTATGCCCAAGTGTAAGCATCTGCAATACACCTAAACAACAGAACTTTCCTTCACACTCTAATGAATCCTGACCCTTTTTAAAGGCGTACTCATACTCAAGAGCATCAATCCACTTATCTTTTAAATCGGTTTGCATAATGTATTCTCCTTAGTTAATTATTTTGTTAAAGATGTTATCTTCTAAGACTTCAAAGTCTTTACAACCTAGCTCATTGAAGTGCCTACCAGTAGTAGGCCCCCAACTATTAGCTACTCGGATACGACGATACTTGCCTTTGAATTTACCATGTGCAGCTATGCAAGTTTCATAGCTAAAATAATACTTGACATCCTTAATCACTACGATATGGGCCTGTGTCTTACGACCTGTTGGATTGTACAGTCTCATGTTAGTTCTCCTCAATAGTAGTTTTTGGTATAACTAATTCAGCACGTTGGCTTGTTTCACGTACCTTTTTTAGACCAACATACATACCGTTTATCTGATCATGCATGTCATAAGCATCAGACGTAGATGTATCTCTATCTAATGCATCTAGGATGGCAACTTTACCTTGACATAATTTTAACAAGTGATCTAATTCTCTTATTACTTTTAGCTTATCCATTACTTTTTTCCTGTATTTGATGTAGTACCTACTACATCTTGTGTTTGCATAGCATCTTTCAATGCTTGCTTCAATTCTTGCTCACTCTTAGCACTCTTGACCTGTTCTGTCAAGTCAATTCGCCTGTTGTCAGGCATAATTATTTCAAAGCTAGG